TTGTAATACCAATGCGATTCTCTGCAATAAGCCACCGAACGGGAGAACCGTACGTGCTTGAAGTCGGTTCTCTGCCGCTTGAACGACATCACGGCGAAATATGAGGGCCACTCGATCTGGATCTTGGTCGCGAAAATCCTGCTTGATGTTGAACGTCTGGCCGCCGTTGAACTGCGCGACCATCGGGGGCGGCTTCTTGTCGCCCGCCGACTGTTCGCTCTTCGCCCGTTCGAGCAGCTGCTTGCCGAAGTCGCCCGCCTTGTCGCCGATGACCTCCGCGAGCTTCTCCAACGACAGGCCGACCGACGTGCCCGAGTCGAGCAGCGACTGCTGCAGCGTCTTCGAGCCGGCGACGATCTGGACAGCGGCCGCCAGCGCCGCCGTGTTGTTCCCCTTCGCCGCCGCGTTGAACGAGTCGCTGAACGCCTGCGCGGCCTCCCGCTCTTGCTCGCCGACGCGCGCGAACGCGTCGCCGGTGAGCGCGCCCCACTCCTCCGGGTTCGGCATGCTCTTCGTGATGTCGCGCGCCTGCGTCATGCCAGCGGTCGCGTCGGCCAGCGCGCGGTGCGCCGCCCACTGCGCGTCGATCTGCGCGCCCATCGCCGCCGTGTTCATCCCGAGCGCGCTCGCGTTCTCCAGCGCCTTCGCCCGGAAGCGATCGAACTCGGCGATCTGCTTGTCGTTCAGCGTCTCGTAGCTGTCCGAGATCCGCTTGATCGCCTCCAGCTGGGCGTCCATGTCCGACGCCTTCTCGCCGCTCGCCGGGTTGAGGTACCCGCCCGTCTCCTTCAGGTACCCCTGGAAGGCCACGAACGCAGCGATGACGCCGCCGATCGCCAGCGCAAACGCGCCCAACGACACAGCGGCGCCGGCGCTGCCCGCCGCCAGCGGCCCGATGCCCATCGCGTTCGCCGCCGACAGCGCCTTCGCGAAGTCCATCACGCCCTTCGCACCGTCGACCGCGCCGCCGATCGCCCCCGACCCGGCGACCTTCGTCACAGCAAGCCCCGCCGCCAGCGCGCCCTTGTGCTCCAGCATCCACGAGAAGATCGACTTCGCGTAGTCGAAGCCTTCCTTGATGCCCTGCTTGATCTCGGCCGCGTGCGTCTGGATGTACTTGAACCCCTCCTCCATCAGCTTCACCGCCTGGATCATCCACTCGCCGACCTTCGTCCCGATCGTCTTCGCGTACGCCTCGATCTGCTGGCGGTTGTCCCCGATGAAGCTCTGCAGCTTGCGGAAGGCCGGCGTGATCGCAGCCACCATCGGGCCGCCGATCAGCTTCATCACGTCCTCCTTCATGTCGCCGAGCTGGTCGCCCATTTCCTTGAGCGTCATCGGCATCTTCTTCGCGCGCTCCTGCATCTCTTTGAGCGCCTTGTTCATCACGTTGAGCATCCCCTGGCGCCCCATCGCCTGGAGCTTCATCGCGATCTGCTCGTTGTGCCCGCGAAAGAGGTTCGCCTGCTTCACCATTTCGACGAGCGGGTTGCTCGCGCTGATCGTGTTCTTCTCGATCTCCGCGAAGCCCTCGACGATGTCCTTCACAGGCGCCGGCAGCGCGCGCGCCGCGCTCGCCACGTTGCCGATGAGCGCGACCAGCTGGTCGTTTGTCCGCGTCGTGTTCTTGCCCGTCTGGCTGAACGCCTCGACGAGCTCGCCGCGCGCGACGCCCGCCTCCCGAGCGATCGCGCTCAGCCGCGAGTAGACGTTCTCGGCGCCTGTCACGAAGTCCGTCGTCGCCCCCTTCGCCGCCCCCTTCAGCTGCCACATCTCCTTCGTGGTCATGCTGGTCGCGTCCGAGAGCTTCTCGACAGACCCCGACACCGTGCTCATGCCGGCGACCGTCTTCGAGAGCTCGCGCATCTGCTCCTGTGACTTCTGCGCCGCCTGGAACGTGCCGACGAGCGCGTCCTTCGCGCCCCCGAAGATCGACCCGATGTTCACGCCGATCGCGACAGCGGCCGTCTGCTTCGCGAAGTCCATGATCGACCGCGTCGCCGTCGACACCTGCCGATCGACAGCGGTGAACCCGCCCTTGATCTTGTCGAGGGCCGAGGAAGCCAGGTCGTCGAGCTTGAGTTCTGTCCTGACTTCCGTCTTCGCCATGGTCTACTTTCCGGCGCTCTCCATCGCCTTGCGCTGTGCGTCCGCCTCCTCCTGGAGAATGTCCGCGAGCGCCTGCGCGTACTGTCGCACGAGCCGACCGTCCATGTCGTGCCACTGCGACACCGGCTGCTTGCCGTACCGGCCTAGCATGACGTGCCGGCGCAGCCGGATGCGCTCCATCTCCGCAGGGATCATCACCTGCTCCAGCATCGCGCCGAAGAAGGCGTCGAGCGTCGCTACGCCGGTGAGCCGCGCCAGGACGCGGAGCCCGTCCGACAGCACGTCGGGGTCGATCGTGCTGTCGTCGGGCGCGTACCTCAGCCCGCCGTCCTGGCAGCGACGCAGCTCTCGAAAAAATCTCGCGTCTCGTCCTCCGACGCGAGGTGCAGCTGCGTGTAGATCCTCATCAGGAGGTTGCGGCACTTCGGGCCGATCTCGCGGTAGAACTCGTCGATCGATCCCGGGCCGCGCGCGACACCCCAGTTCACCGTCGCGCCGTCGATCGCGCGGATCATCTGCTTCGTGAACTCGGCCGGCGCGCGCCCCGCGCTCCCGCCCGTGCGGTCGTTCGCGATCTTCTCTTCGCCGTCGGACAGCGACCACACGATGCACTGCCGGTCGCCCTTGTGCTGCGCGTCCGTCATCGCCGCCGGGAAGCGCAGGAAGAACACCTGCCGCCCCTTCGGGATCCTGAGGTTCGCCGGAACGATCGCCCACTCCGGCACGTCGTCTGTGCTCGCGCTGGGAAGCTTCGGCTTCGGCGCCTCTTCTTCTTCGGGCGCGTCGATCGGGTCGGGCGCGTCGTCGAAGTCGTCGGGTTCTGCGGTTGCGGTCAACTTGCTCATGCTCGGTATCCTCCTGTTTCGAGATAGAGCTCGGGCGCCGACGGTTGGGAGGTGCCCCGTCCGTCGACAGAGCGAACCGCCGTCGCCCGAGCATTTTGTGGGGCGCTAAGAGCGTCCCGTTCAACAGCTGCTCGTCGCGATCGGAGTTGCTGAAGTCGAGGCTGACCTTCACGAACTCGCCGCGCCCCGCGACGCTCGTCGGCGACGGACCGAACTTGCAGTCCGAGTACGTGACGACGGCCGTCTGGCCGTTCGCGTAGTAGTCGGTGCGCACGAGGTTGATGATCGTGCCCGGCTGCTTGCGCTGTGCCTGCAGCTTGATCGCGTTCTGGAACGTCATCCAGTCCGTCGTGTTGACCTGCATTTCCAGCTTGCCGTCGATGCCGTTGAAGATGTGGTCGTAGCGGTTCGTCACCTCGCCGAGGAAGCCGTCCTCCTTCTTCTCCAGCTTGAAGGTTTCCTCGAAGCTCGCGATCGACGTGAGCGACGCCTCGACGACGCCGTCGCGCAGCAACCGCACTTCGACTTCCTGGCCCCTGAGACGATCCTGGGTGGACATGTTCGTGTTCCTTTCCTACCGCCTCAGGCGGCCTCGCTCACGTCGACCGACTCGCCGATCGTCGTCTGCAACACGATCGCGTCGAGCGACGACAGCGTGCGCACGTTCAGCAAGATCCTGAAGATCCCCTGCGCAAGCGTCGCCGGCGTGTTCCCCGTCACCGGGTCGAGCTTGAACCCTTCGATCCGCTGGTTCGCCGAGTTGCCGGGCGACAGCAGCCCCGTCATGAACGCGCGGATCTCCGCCGCGATGAGCGCGCGGCGCGTGCGGGTGTTCAGCTTCTTCCCGAACGCCTTCATCCGCAGCGCGAGGCTGTCCTGGATGAAGTCGGCCATGCGCCGGCGCGCGATGTTCCGCAGCTGCGGCTGTTGTGCCGGGTCGACCGACGTCACACCCGACTGGAAGATCATCACGCCCCCGTCGACGCGCGGCGCCGCGATGCCCGCCGCGCGGAACGCGATGTAGTCGTTGATCGTCAGGTTCTGGACGTCCGGGTTGTTCTTCTCGACGCCGAGCGCGCCGGCCGCGAACGTCGTCAGCTGGCCCGGGTTCTCCTCCGGCGGAAGCTGCGAGCACACCGAGATCATGAAGCCGTCGGCGCCGGTGTCGATGACGCCGTCCGCCGTGTAGCCCGCGCCGCCGGCGACGCCCTTGCTGGCGATCGCCGGGACGAACGTCTGCACGCCCGGGTAGCAGTAGATCACCCGCTGGCTCCTGTACGCCCCCACGCCCGGTTGTGCGGCCGAGCTCTTCGCGGTGGCCCTCGTGGTGCCCAGGGGCGGCCGAATGGCCGCCATGCGCCCGAGAAGGCCCGAAGCGGAGGCGTCGTTGGCGTTCTGCCTCAGCGCGCCGCGCACCGCGTTCGACTGCCGCGCCGACCAGATGAGGTTGGTGATGCTCGCGATCGACGTCGGGTTCAGCGTCGACAGCAGCGCCGTCAGGTACGCGACGTCGATCTGCGCCTCGGTCAGCGCCGCCGAGAGCGCGAGCGGGTTGGTCACCGACCACGCTGCGTTCTGCGTCTGCATCGCGAGCGCGTTCACCGTCGTGGCGAGCGCCGCGACGCCGGTGCCGTCGTCGTTCGCGGGGCGCACGCGCAGGCTGTAGGGGCCGGCGTTGCTCGCTGACACGGAGGTTGTCTGCGTCGTCAGCCAGAGGTTCCCGCCGCTGTTGCGAAGCAGCGTGCCCGCGGGGATGGTCGTGCTGTTCGTGCCGAGGCCCGCGAGCGCCGTGATCGTCGCGCTCTGCGCCTCGGTCGCGTTGTACCCGAGCGCGAGATCGATCCGCGCCATGACCTGCGCCTGCGTCTGGTCGGCTGCCTGGAAGGTCACGATCACCGGCGGGTTCGAGCCCGCCTGGATCGTCATCTTCTCGCCGCCGACGAACAGCGTCGGGTAGACGCCCGCCGCGCTGAGCAGCACCGACGGGGTGTCGCCCGGCGTCGATGCCACGAACCCGGTCGCCGCCGCGACAGCGGCGTCGATCTGCGTGATGAAGATCGTCCCAGGGACGTCTTGCCACGCTGCGTTCTGCCCCACCGAGAACCCGAGCTGCGACGTCGCGGTTCCGCCGGTGATGCGCAGCATCCCGGTCAGCACTCCGGCGACGTTCTGCATCCGCAGCGTCCCGTCGTTCAGCTGCACCACGCGGATGAGGCCGGCGGTCGTCGCGTTCACAGCGGCGTCGATCTCGGCCGGCTTCACGCCGATGCTGCTGCCGACGTTGCCCGTCCCGAACACGGCCGCACCGGCGACGAGGCCCGTTGCGGTCGCCACGGACGCGCTCAGCGACACGACCTGGATGCTCGCGTCGGTGCCGAGGCCCGAGCTCGCGAGCGTCGTCTGGCCGCCGCCGATGTCGACCGCGCACGTGTAGCCCATCGCCGCGTTGATGCGCGCGATCGCCTGTGCCTGCGTCTGGTCGGCCGCTTGGAAGACCACCGTGACGGGCGTCCCCATGTTGTTGAGCGTCAGCACCTCGCCGCCGACGAACAGCGTCGGGTAGACGCCGACGCCGGACGTGATGAGCGCGGCCGCCGCCGTGAACGTCGTGGTGAACGAGGTCGTCCCGTTGCCGTAGATGATGGTCCCGCCCGGCGTCACCGAGTACGAGAAGAGCGCGCCGCCCGCGAGCCACGCGAGGCGCGAGAAGTTCACAGCGCCCACGCTCGTGTCCGCGCGCGTGATGAGCAGCCGGCGGAACTTCTTCCCGTTCAGCGCGATGAGCCCGTTGCCGTTCCAGTACTCCGGGGTGATCGCGCTGTCCGCCTGTCGCTTTCGCGCGCAGGGATAGTTCCCGACGATGCCCGCGTACGTGTAGCCGAACGACCCGAAGACGTTCGCGAGGTCTTGCGCGCTCGTGACCTCGGTCGGCTCGTTGTACGGGCCGTCCTCGAACTCGGCGGTCAGCAGCGCGGTGCCCGCGCCGACGCCTGTGATGCTTCCCGGAGGGTCGAGGTCGAGGATGTTGACGGCCTCGATTTCGAGGAAGACCTCGATGCCCGGGTCAAACTCGAAGCGGCGGATGAAGATCGACATGAATGGCCTCGGTTTCGGATGCTCTCACGGCAGGGACAGACGCGGCAAGCCGCGAAGCACTCGCTCCGCTGCTGTCTCGCCTGGCGAGTACGGGGGCTTCCCGTACCAGTTTTCCAGGCTGGCGTTTTCCGCCGCCAGCGAACGGCACAGTTCCACGAGGAACGCAGGGGTCAGCGCGTCGGCCTGCGCCGGCGTGATTTGGTACGTCGCCCGCGCGATCGTGCGCGCCATCGTCATCGAGATCCCCATCGCCGACAGCGTCGCTTCGGGCGAGCTCGTCGCGAGCGCGGCAGCCGCCAGCGACGCCGCGTCGAGCTGGTCGGCGACGCCGCCCATCCCGAGATCGATCTTCACCGTCCCGCCCGGGCGCGCATCCAGCGTCGCGAACCGCGCGGCCGCGACAACGGGGACTCGCATCTGCACGAAGAGGTGGACGCGCCGCCGCCCGCGCACGCTCTCGTCCTCCAGGTTCTCGCGCTCCATCAGCGAGAAGGTCGCCACGAGGTTGTAGTACTCGGGCATCACCAGCCGGAGGTCGGTCGTGCCCTCGAACGTGCTCATCGCGACCTCGATCGCCGCGACGATGCTCCGCCGCTCTGCGATCTTCGAGCCCCACCCTTCGACCGTCAGGAGCTCGCTGTAGTCGTACGGCACCAGCAGCGCCAAGCCGTCGACCGTCGCCTCGTCGTCGTCCGGCTCCGCGCCCCCGAGCCCGCGCGTCAGGTACTGCCCGCGCCCCGCCAGGATGCCGATCGTCGGCATCTGCAGCCCCTCGACGTTGTCCGGTTGCTCGATGAAGACGCGGTCGGGCCCGATGGCAAACGCCTCGGACGGCTGCCCCGGCGCCATCGTCCGTCGGTAGCTCAGCGACGACAGCCACTTCGCGAAAATCCGAAGCGCGTGCGTGCGCGCGTCGATGTCCGGGAGCGGAACTGCCGGCCAGGGAGGCGGCGTCAACATCGACCGCGTCGGCGTCTCCGGCGACACGATCGGCTGGTCGTTGCGCTGGGTGCTCATGCGAGCGCCTTCGCGATCTCGCGCTCGACTTCGCGCTTCACGACTCCAGGCAACGTCGACCGAGTATAGTTTTCGAGCACGCGAAGTCCGCTTCCGCGGTTGAAGATACCGCGCTTCCGCATCGCGCCCAGGATCGCGCCGGCGATCTCCCACGCGAACCCGTAGTCGTGCTTCATCCGCGCCTTCCCCGAGAGCGCCGCCGGCCGCGTCGGTTGTGGCGGCGCCGGAGCGCCACGCGCGATCGCCGCCTTCGAGCGCGCTGTCCAGGTTGCCTTCGCCTTGTCGAACTTCTCCTTCGCCTTGTTCACGCTCTGCGCCGAGCCGCGCTGCGCGTCGACCGTGACGCGTCCCCGCCGCCCGCCGAGCTTGCGCTGAACCCACTCGGCCAGCGCGACGTGCGCCTTCGTCGACGCGACCACGTTGTTCGCCGGCACGCCGTACTCGACGAGCGACGCCGTCGGAACAGCGTTGTAGATCGCCGCGCCCGTCGGCAGCCGCTGCACCTGCCAGCCAGCGCGGTAGATGCCGCGGTCGACCGGCTTCTGTCCGCCGAGCGCGGGGATGACGCGCGCGACGATGTCGCGCTTCGCCTGCAGCGCCGCCGACAACAGCCCCTTGGCCGCCGCGACCTTCATCTTCTCGGCGAACGGGCCCTTCCTGTCGAAGTACGCGCCCGCGTCCTTGAGAGACAGCACCGGCATGGATCACCTGTTCGCGAACGGCGGAAGGTGATCCATCCCCGTCGCCTCTTCCTGTCGTTCGAGCAGCACTGACCAGGACACCTTCCCCGCTGCACGGTACGGCACGCCCGACAGCCGGAAGCGGACCGGCACAGGCTGGTCGTTCCCGCGCCCGTCCTCGCGGAGCTCGTACCAGAAGTCGACCTTCTCCGGCATGTCCGGCTGCTGTCCCATCCCCGGCACCGCCAGCCCCGTGAGCTCGGCCGCTGTGAACCCTGCCGAGATCTTGTCGATGCGCAGCGTGCCCGTCGACAAGACGCCGGCGACGTACGGGTTCTCCGCCAGCGACGTGAGCTCCGCGATCTTCGGGGTCGGCAGGAGCTCGTGACGAGCAAGCTCGCGCTCGGTCCCCTCGCCGCGCTCCTCGCCATCGAACGTCGTCCACACGAGGAAGATCCGGTACGGGCGAATCCCGAACGTCGTGCAGAACTGCCGCAGGCGATCGGCGACCGGGTACAGCCGGTTCGCCAGCGTGCGCTTTGCTTGGAACGGCTGCAGCGGTCGGGGCCGAGGCATGCGGCAAGCCTAGCACCTCGGAGAAGGGCCCTCGGCGCCCCGCGGCGGGGCTTTGCACCGCGGGGAGCTATGGACGCCCGTCGTCGCCCTCAAAGGGCGGCCAAGCGGCCGCTCAGTCCCACTGAAGGATGACGGCCGACTGCATGATCCCTTGCGACTGGTTCTCGGGATCTCCGGCGCGCGCGCGGAGCGCGACGCACTCGGCCGCCGCAGGGATCGGAACCGGACCCGCGGCGAGCGGGACGACGAACGGCTTGAGGGTGACGATGTCCATGCGTCGATGATACCCGAGCGATCAGCGACGCGCCCCGATTGCCCGATTCTAGTATCCAAGAGCCGCCATCGCGGTGTGCATCGCGGCTTTTGCTTTGGCCGCTTTTGCTTGATGTTCGGCCGCCCCTGCCATGTCGCCAATCGACGCTTTGTGCGCCGCCGCGCGTGTGTGCGCTACGTGTGCAAAGTGGTGAAACGACGGATCTTTTGCACCGTGCTCCGCCGCTCGTTGATCGGCGTTGGTCGCATGCTCGTTCAGTTCATTTGTCTTTTTTGCAACTTCCGGAGACACTGCCTGATGCAACGCCGGCTTCGTCGATGCATGCGCTGCCTCGTGCTGCTCCGCCTTGATCGCATGGTCGCGCGCCATTCCGTGAGAGCCGATCGCAGTGTGCTCGGCCGCAGCCGCTCGGTGCGCCTGCGCAGCCGACGCATGCCCGCCCGGCGTCCGAGAAGACGCGTCTGTTGCCGCGTGCGCCGCGATCGACGCCGACTCCGCCTTCTGGGCGCTCGGCTTTGCCGCCGACGCCTCGCCCTGGTGGTAAATCCGCTTGTTGTCGTGGTGCGCCGCCGCCGCGTTGTCGCCTTGCTTTCGAGCCACCGTCGCCGCCTGCGTGTGCGCGACAGCAGCCTGCTCGTGCGTCTTCGCGCTCGGGTTCGCATTCGCGTGCTCGCTCGCCGCCTTCGCCGCCTTCACGACGCTGTGCTTCGACGCGTCCGCGCTCGGGTGCTTCTGAAGGTACGACGCCAGCGCTGCCTGAGACTTGAACTCCGTTCCTCCTCCGAGGATCCCGCGCGCCCACATTCCAAGTGCTGTCTTCATCGCTTCTTCCTTTCAGTTGATGACCGGGACGTTCACGCCGCCGACGCCGCCGACGCCGAACCGCTTGTCGAACGGGTTCGGGTAGATGCCGAGGACGTTCGCGAGCCCGTTGCGCCAGTACTGGTAGCGCTTCAACAGCTGCTCGAACTCGTCCTGCCTTACGCCGATCTCGTCAACCTGCGTCACAGCCAGGAGCTCCTGGTTCTCCGAAATCTGCGCCTCGACCGCGTCGCACTTCGCGAGCTGGTCGCGCGCCAACGTCTCCGCCTCCGGGAGTACCTTGTTCATCGCCCCCTCGACCAGGAACTGCGTCTCCACGCCGGCCGGCGTGCCGAGCACGAACGTCTGCGCAGCCTGGACGTTGAGAAAGCCCAAATGGTGCCTGATCCTAACTTTTTCCTGGTCGGAGAACGGCATCACGCAACCTTTCTTTCGGACAACCACACTAGCAGCGGGCGATCATTTTTCGACGAGTTACACGTCTTGCACGCGGGCACGAGGTTCGTCTTCGAGTGCGCGCCTCCGCTCGCAAGCGCGACAACATGATCGAGCGTCGTCGCGCGCGTTAGACAATACGCGCACAGACCAGCGTACTCCTCGAACAGCTCCTTTGCTTCAACCTGCGTCAGCGTGCATTCGACGCCGCGAAGCCGAGCGCGCCTCAGCTTCGCCGCAGCGCGGTAGTACTCAGGATGCTCCTTTGCCCAAGCCTTCGCCGCCGCCCTGGTACGCTCGCGATACGCCGGCTCTTCGTGATAGCGGCGCTTCGACCGCTCGCGTTCATAGTCGGGATTCTTGGCGAGCCAGGCGTCTTGCATCGCCTTTTGCTTCTCGGGATTACTTGCGCGCCAACGTGCCTGCGTCTCTGCCCTGCTGCCGCGCTGGCACGCTTTGCACGGCATTTGCGCGCCGTGCTTGGCCGCCTTCGACGACGCGCGATGAAACTCGGCGCGCGGTTTCTCAACCTTGCAGCGCGTACAAACGAGGCGGTCCGGGATGCTCATGCGATTCAGTCCCGGACGTATTGTAGCGCCGCGCGCCCGAGTCGGACGTCGACATCGAAGCGCGCGAAGAACCACAAGATCGAAAGCGCCTCCGCAGCCGGGTCGGCAGCCGCCCGCTCCTTCAGCTGGACGCTGAACAGCATCAGGCTCGACACGTCGCGGAAGCGCGCGACCTCTTGCATCAGCCGGTGGCTTCCAGCTGGACGCCCTGTCCGACCAAGCTCTCGATGTCGTAGTTCATCGAGTCGATGGTCTTGCCGGCGCGCAAGATCGTCCGGCCGCCGCGCGCCATCACGTACTGCGTGTTCAAGACGCGGTACCGGGGAGCCGGCGGGGCGTCGATCGGCTCGCGGTTCTCTTCCGCGCTCGCGCGGACAGGCGACGCGTTCACGAGCTCGGCCGTCGTGTCGACGATGCTCGTCTGGCTGTAGTTCGGCTGCGACGCGTACGGATCCTGCGTCGTCTCTGCTTCCTGCTCTCGGGGCTTTCGGGCCATGTTCGGGGAACCTCCGCCGCCGAGCTTACCGTCAGTGCCCGGTGCTCGTCTTCTTCACGTGCTCCACGAGCTTGTCCGCGTGCGCGTCGCTTGTGGAAGGACCGCCGTACGCGTGTTTGAACTTTCCCTTTTCGATCGAGCCGTGACGCTCGCGACCGTACTCGCCGCCCGACGAATAGACGTGCGACAAACCAGGCCGCTCGTGCTCCACCTCGTACGTCCGGTGGTCGAGCTTCACAGACGACTTTGCGGGAGAAGGTGAAGCGGGGACGGAAGCGCTGGCCCGAGACGCGTGCATCGCGGCCATCGACTCGTGATGCGCTTTCTCGTGCGGCAAGTTTTCAGGATGCCTCGCCGCTTCAGTGTGCGCGGCTGCTGCCTTCTCGTGCGCCGCCTTCTTCTCTTGCGGCGTCGTCGCCAGGTTGATCGCGTTCGTCGCCGACGCAGCCGCCAACTTCGCGTCCGCCTTCTTCACCGTCGGTCTGTCACCCTGCGCCGGTGCCGGAGCCGACTTTGTCACCGAGTGCTTCGACGCGTCGGCCGCGGGATGCCTCCGCAAGTAGCTCGCCAGCGCTGCCTGAGACTTGAACTCAGTTCCTCCTCCGAGGATCCCGCGCGCCCACGTTCCAAGTGCCGTTCCAAGTGCCGTCTTCATCTTGTCGTTCTCAAAGAGGAGTCGCCGGTTGTTCGATCGCCGTCATGTTCGCCGGGCCGTCGCCGGTCAGCACCAGCGCGAGCCCTTCGATCTGCTCGCCCATGTCGATGCACCGCCAGCGCAGGTCGAAGTCGGCCGCCGTCGTCACGCTCCGCATCCCCTCCTCGCTGGGGTCCATGCTCTCCACCACGGTCGTCCCGTCTTCGAGGTCCGTCACCACGCACGGGACGATCCAGTGCGACGAGTCCTTCTCGGGATCGCTCCCCGCCTGCACGCACGCCAGGATGACGCGACCCTCCTGCAGATGCTCGACGAGCTCCTCCACGCTCATGCCGTCGACGATCTCCGCGTCGACGCCCGCCTCCTCCGCCGCCTGCTGCAACCCCTGCACGCTCGTCCCACCCGCAGCCGTCGTCCCCGCTGTCGCCGCAAGCTCGTCCTCCTCCGCGCCGATGCCGAACGCCGACAGCGCGCCGCGCAGCGCCGCCGGCCCGCAGCTATACGTCGTCGTCTGCTGTGCCTCCGGCACGCGCACCGCCACCTCGCCGCCGCCCGCGAGCCCGCGCCCGCTCCGCGCCCTCTCAGCGAACTCGGCCGCGTCGATCGCCCCCTTCCGCGACCAGCCCGCGCGCTCCAACTTCGCCACCTCCCGCAGAAGGTCGGCCGCCTCCCCGCGCCCCCCGCGCCCAAGCGTCCCCCGGGCCCACGCCAGCAGCCCCGATTGCGGCGCCCCAGCGCCCCCTTGGCGGCCCTTTGCGCCCTTGCCGCCCCCCTTGCCCCTCCCGGCCTGCTTGTAGGCAATGGCGACCGCCTGGTCGCGCGGGTGGCCGGCGCGGATGAGCTCCGCGATGTTCTCGCTCACCACGTCCCGGCTCGATCCGCTCTTCAGAGGCACGACCCGAGCCTATCGCCCCGCCACAAAAGACGAAAGCCCGCCCCCTCGCGGGGACAGGCTTCTCGTTCAGGCGTCAGCCTCGAATCAGGTCGAGTGCTCGATCACCACCGCGCGCTTGAAGCGCTCGGGCCCGGTGCCGCTCGTCACGTCCGTCGGGACGGGGAACGACGTCGAGATCTGCCAGGTCGCCGCCACCTGGTCCTGCAGGCGGTTCAGCGGCGCGCGCAAGATGAGGTCGATCCGCTCCGTGCTCACGGTGATGCCCGCGTTCACGATCTGGAACTCGCCCATCTTGCCCGTGATGCCCGCCTCGCTCACGTACGTCGAGCCCGGCAGCCACTTCTCGTAGAGCGCGCCGCGCCCCGTGATCAGGATGCGGCCGATCTTCACGCCGGTCGCGTTCACGACCTCCGCGCCGATGTCCTCGGCGTACACGGACAGCGCGCCCGTCGGCGTCAGCGCGCCGGTGTTCCGATCGTCCGGCGACTCGGTGTTCATGAAGAACATGATGCCGGCGATCGTCCCGATGAAGCCCTCCTGGTAGATCCGGTGGTCCGGGAGCGCGGTGTTCAGCCGCTGGAACGCCGGATCCTGGAAGACCTGGCTGTTACCGTCGGGGCTGATGTGCGCGTGGTAGTAGCCGTCCTCGTGCGGGGGCACGTTGGCGCGACGGAGCTTGTTCACCGCGTTGATCGCGTCCTGCAGCGTGAACACGTCACCGGCCGTCACGGCGTCGACCGAGACGCCGCCACCCGAGCGGATGACGAGCGGCGCGGCCGCCGAGATCACCGGCGCGCGCGGGGGCACGACGGCGCCGACCGCAGCGTTCAGCTGCAGCGTGCCCGGGCCGAACGGATCGTCCGGGTTGTCCGGGAGCGCGCCGACGACGTTGCGCGAGATCGTGCCCGCGATCGTGATCGGCAGCGGGGTCGCCGGGGACACGGGCGCGGGGCGCACCGTGCCCGACGGGATCACGACGTCGGTGAAGCCGTTGATCGCCGCGACGCGGATGAAGGTGTCGCCGATCGCGGTCGCCGCGATGCTGTTCGTCTGCCCCGAGAGGTAGCTCTTGAACAGCGCGTTTCGCGGGATGCGGTTCAGCGACTGACCCGCGTTCAGGCCGAGCTGCTGGATGTTGCGTAGGAACAGGCTCGACGACGCGACCGCCGACGTCGGCATGTGCGTGTCGATCGTGTTCGTGAAGCGCTGCAGCGACGCCGACCACTGCTCGAACGAGAGCGCCTGCGGGATCGGATCGTTGCCGGGAGCGATCGGACGCGTGACGGGCACGAGCAGGCCAGGACGCGACATGAAGATGTCGGTGCCCTGGTTCTCGGGCCACTCTTCGACGAGCGCCTCGGCGCGGTACTGCAGCGCCGGGAACAGGCCGTCGTGGAAGGCGCGTTCGAGCAGACCCTGCTGAACGAGGTTGATGACTGCGGGCGGGATTCCGAGGACGAGCGACATGATTTTGTGATCTCCGGGGGATGGCTGCGGTCAGCTTTTCCGGGTGCGCTCTGTCGTGATCCGCCGATTGACCGCCGGCGTGGCGTGGTGAGCGTGTCCGAGCTGCTGAGAGGTGGACTTCAGTAAGTGTACCCCAAGCGACGGCGCTCTTCACGCGCCTCCTGGGCTGTCATCGAGTTGGGCTGTCCAGGTCGGAAGGTCTTGCCCTCCGTTGTGGACGGGCCCGCGGGGCGCGCGGGGCGCGGGGGCGGCGTTGGCGATCCTGCCGGCTGCCGAGTGACTGTGCGCGCGGGAGGCGCGGCAGGCGCGTCGGCGGGGCGCGCCATGAACGGCTTCTTCGTCACGTACTGCTTGAACCAGTTCGAGATGTTCGCCGGGCCCATGCGCGCAACGACCTTGGGATCGAGCGAGTCGATGTGGAGCGCGAACGCGACCTTCGCCTCGTTGATCGCCTCGGGGTGAACGAACTTCGACGCGATGCCGACAACGACGTCGGTCTGCTCGCGCATGACCTGTCGCTGCTGCACCTGGGACAGCTGCACGCGGTACCGCGCCTCGTTGGCGCGCGCCTTCGCGAGGTCGTGCTGCAGGCGCTGCTCCGCCGTCATGCGCGCTCGCTCGGCCTCCTCGGCCTTCCGTTCGAGCTCGTCCGCCTTGGCGCGCGCAGCCTTGATCGCCTCGACGTCGTCGGTGCCGAAGAGCTCCTTCAGCTTGGCGGCGTTCGCTCGGCGCATGCGCTCGTTGAGCTCCGCCGTGGTGAGCGTGACGCGCGTGGGGCCCTTGGGCGGGGGCTTGGTGGGCTCGCCGCCGGCGGGGGCGGTCTGTGCGCCTGCCGGCGACGCGGGGGCTGCCACGGGCGGCGTGGGCGCGCCGATCGGCTCGCCGGTGGAAGATCCGACCGCGCCGGTCGGCGCGGGTTGTGCTGCGGGCGTCCCCGCTGCGGAGTTGTTGAGATCCAAGGTGTCCTCCTGTCCTTCTGGGTTGCGGTTCAGATGAACGACGTGTTCGTCGATTCGAGCAGCGCGTCGACGTCGATCGCCGACACCAACGAAAGCACGACCGTCGCGCTGGTCACCGCGTCGGCGACGGCGAACTGCACCTGGCTCTTCGCGAGCGACATGTTCGCCAGCGTGGCCGCGGGAACGGCGCCGTTGGCGACGACTTCCTTCGAGCCGGTGACGGTGCCCGACACGGCGGTCGCCGACTGCAGCGCGACGACGCCGGGCGTGGTCGCCGGCACAGGCAGCGCCATGACGCCGGTACCGGGATCGACCGGGCCGGTGAACGTGAACACGTCCGCCTTGACCGGCAGGTACACGACGTCGACGCTGGTCCACGCGTCGGCCGCCGCGAAGACGATGTCGCCGTTCGGAGCGACCGCCACCTGGCCGGCCGCCGGAACGCCCGACACGACCGCCAGGGGGCCCGCGGTGCCCGCGCCGGCGATCGCGTACGCCGAGATCACAGACTCGGCCTTCGCGTCGGAGGGGAGCAGGATCGCGAACTCCGTCGCGGGGTGCACACCGACCGCGGCAGCGGTCGCCTTGCGACGCAGCGTGGTCGGCAGCGCGCGAAGGATGTCGCCGAACCCGAGACGGCGGAGCTCGTCGGCGATCGTGTTGAGGTCGGCGCGGTTGAGGGACTGCTTGATGGTCTCGGGCATTTGGATCTCCGTGGTCACTGTCCAGTGATGAGGTACTCGATGGTCGCTGAACCTTGCGCTTCGAGCAAGACCAACGGCGACGACTGCGGGAACTCGACGATGAACAACCCGTTCACGTAGATCTCCCGGACCAGAGGCGGGTTGAGCGGGTTGAGCGGATCGGTCTGAGACACGCGCAGGAGAACCTGGCTGTCCGTCCGCAGGTAGAGCGTGTCGCCGCGCACGACCGAGTCGGTGGGGCCGACGCCCTGCATCGGCGCGAAGCCGGGCGACGCCTGTGCGAGTCGCCGCGTCAGCACGCCGCTGGCGTTGCTGAACGGCTTCGGGTTCGGCGTCGTGGCGAGCTGCGTCGTGAAGATCGCCTGCGGGAAGCCGACGCCAACCTGCACCGGACCACCGAGAATCGTCCCACTGATGGCGACCTGTCCCATGGATCAGAATCCCTTGAAGGGCTTCCGGGTGTCGCCGATCGAGCCGACACCGATGAGCGGCGCGCGCGGCGAGCCCTGCGGCACGGTCGCGTCGGGCAACAGGCCGTCCTTGCCCTTGACCTCGCTCTCCGGGTTCAGGTCGGGCGCGGGGCCCGTCTTCTGCGGAGACGCCGAGCCCTTCGTGAAGTCGGGCGGCGTGGGAGCGGACGGTCCGGCACCGGCCGGGCTCGTCACGAAGTCGTTGCCACGGGTGCCAGGCTGCGAGCCTGCAGGGTTCTTGAGGAAGTCGTTGCCGGCCATGGGGCCTCCGTTGGTGCCGAAGGGCGTCGTCTTGCCGTCGCCCGGGGTCTTGCCGTTGTTCATGATGATCACCTCGTGAATCGGAAGGGTCGCTTGTCTTCGGCCGGCGGAAACGGGTTCGCTTCCGGGTAGACAGGCGCGCCGGCAGCCGCTCCGGGACCACCGACGTTCTCGGGCGCGCCCTTGCCGACGTCGCGCATCGGCACAGCAGCGGCGCGGAGCGCGGCCGCGTTCGTGACGTCCTTCTCGACCGCGATGTCAGCGACCGCGTTCGGCATCGGCGCGACGACCTTCGTGAATCGGCCGTCGGTTTGACGAGCGATCGACGCGACAGGCGAGGAGAGCTTGAACGGCCTCATGAGTCTTACGGTAGCGCACGCTGTGCGGAATGCGCAATCAGCCGAGTCCGCGCGGGATCACGACGTCCTCGTCGTACGGGTTGTCGTCTTCGACGCCGCCCTCGAACGAGTCTGGAACGATCGCACTCTCCGTCCGCTCGATCATCGCGAGATCGATCCACCCGAGGAGCGCGCGTCCGCCGAGCAACAACGTGCTCCCGCGACGGACGATCGCGCGTTCGTGCTTCGCCCCGTACGGGCCGCCGTAGTCGCACGTCGTGGCGATCCCCTTGTCTTCGTCCAGGGCGGCAAGGACGCCGACGTGGTCGGGCGTCGCCAGGTGCAGGATGCTCCCGGGCGGGACGTCGGGGTGCACGCGCGCGTCCATGTACGCCGGCAGCGACACGAGGCGTGCGATGTTGATCGACGCGACCCACGGGTGATCGCCGCCGTCCGTGCTCCTGTTGACGTACCGCTCGTTCCGACAGCCGAGGCAGAACAGCAGCCAGTGCGCGTGATCGCCGCATGACTGATACGGGACCATGTTCTTCGCCCACGACGCGCCAGCAGCGAGCGCGACCTCGTACTGCTTCCGTCGTCCCTCGGTGATCCACTCGTGGATCGGGTCGCCAACGCGGCGCCCCTTCGATCCGTCGACAGCGAACAGCGCGAGCGCGACTGCGGCCGCGCCGATCTCGTCGTCGTCGAGGTAGACGCGTTTCACTTCTTGACCTCGAACGTCAGCCACTTACCGTCGACCCACTTCATGCGCTTTCCGTCGGGAAACACGCGCAGCGAGCCGTACACAGCCGACTCGGCCTGATCGCGCGCGCACGGCTGCCCGTCCTTGTCCAAGTATGACGGCGTGAGCAGGATCTTGAGACTTGCGTTGGTGATCATGCTGGTTCTCCTTCAGACAGGGCCGACGCCGAGCGCGTCGTAGAAGTCTCCGCCGACGAAGTAGATCGGTCGCGGGGGCGCGAGGTCCATGTCGAAGTAGCGCGTCGACGGGCGCGCGACACCGCCCGGCAGCAGCAGCCCAACCGGGCGAAGCGGGCTAGGGCCGACGCCGCCGTCGAGCGTCGCTGGATTGTTGATCTGCGTGCACGCCGAGACGCCGGCCCACGCGGCGACCTGCGTGAAGTCGAACCCGTCCGTGATGAAGCCGAGCAGGTTCGACGCGTCACCGACGATCCACGAAGGGTCGATCGCCGCGATGCCGTTGTTGAAGCTCGCGAAGATGCATGTCGCGCCCGTGTCCAGCAACACGATCGGCGCCGTGCCCGGCTCGATCGCTCCCGTGTTGTTCGCCGAAAACACCAGCAACGAATCCGGCGCCGGAGGCGGGACGTAGATCGCCGGAACCGATCCGGTGTTCTGAATCGCCGCTCCACCTCCGAAGCCGAACGGTGCGAACCCCGATGCAGCGCTGTCCCATGCAAGAGCAGGATCACCGGTCGTCTTGGAGAACTTTGCGCTCATGCCGCCGTTGAACATACCGGCGCCGAACAGCTCGAATCCTCCGTTGCGTAGCTGGCCCCCGTTGACCACACGGAGCACAGCCGAATCCGTCCCGTCCGGACCGGTGGCGAACATCGACCCCTTCAGATCGACGACCTCGTCGACGACGTAGTCGGGCCCGCCTCGATCGACGAGCGTGATCGTCGTCGCGACCGGCGACGCTTCGAGCATCGCTGCCACGTCAGCTAGCGTTCTCGCGTTGCCGTTGCCGGACGGGGACCACGCGATCGCGCCGCCTCCAGAGCCACTAAGCGCCGCCAGCATGATGCCGGTCGTCGACCCGCTGTCGCCGCGCGCGTACGCGGCGACAGCCAACGAGGAAGCCGCCAACGACAGCTCCGTCGCGTCGACTACCTTCCCTCCGAGCGCAATAGCGGCGTCGATCAGAGGCTGCTGTCCCTGCTCCGGGTCGAAGACGTCTCCAGCCCGAAACACACCGACCGCGTTGAGCAACACCTTGCGCATGCGCCGAGCCTAGCGGCTCGCGGCCGCCCTTGCGAACCGGGTGCGCGCCGGCGCCGCCCCTCGCACCCGAAAGGGCCGCCACGGGGCGCCTAGCCGCCCGCGTCGCCCGCCGCCGCTTGCTGCGCCACCCCGGCGTCGCCGCCCGGTGCCTTCGCGCCCTTCTTCCCCTCGCGCCCGAACCGCGCGAGCGGGACGGTCGTCATCAGCGGGCGCGCGGGCGGTCCGCCCTTCCGGCGATCACGCTTCCACGCAGCCGCGACCTCGCCGTCGCCGCGCCAGGCGAGCTCGTCGGGGATCGGCCACGCGAGACGGTGCGGGACGACGACCTCGCGGTCGTTCGGTCGGTTCGGTGGCGCCTGGTACAGCCCCCCGCGCCACTCGAACGCCTCGTCGGGGCGACGGATCTGCCCGTGCACCTGGTAGCTGTCCCACGCGGTGCGATCGTCGAACGTCGCCGACAAGATCTTCACCATGTCGCCGAGCTCGTCGTCGGCCGCGCGGATCGTCTCCCAGCCAGTGCGGTTGTACGCCCCCATCGTCTCGGTGCGCACGATGCGCTCGGCCCAGGATCGCGGTGCGCCTTCGAGGAACGGCGACTTGCTCGTGAGCTCGTCGCGCACGTCGCCCCACGGCTTGCCGGTGAGCATCGCGCGCCGGAGCACGTCCTCGAACTGCCCGATCGTCGCGATGGAGTACCTGGACAGCACGCCGCCCGCGCGCAGCGGGCGCTCGGGCACGAAGTCGCCGGCGTCTGTGTCGGGATCTTCGTCGACGCTCTGCTGTTCCTGCTCGGACATCGCGAGCCGCCGCAAGATCGACGCCTCGCTCCCGGCAACCGCGCGCGACAGCATCGCGGCCTCGCGGATCGGCAGCGCGCGGCCCGGCGCGAACTCGGACGACGCCGACTGCAGGTAGTCGAACATCGACGTCGCGCCCGACTCGGCCGCGTCGACGCCAATCTCGACGGTAGCCTTGCCGAGCTGCTTCGACACCGTGCGCATGACGTCGTTGAGCTGCCCCAACGTCGCCTGCATCTGCCGCATGCTCGTCGGCGTCGATGCGCCTCCCACGCCGCGCAGCCGCGCGTCGAGATCGGCTGCCGCCTCGCGCATCATCCGCTGAACCTCGGCGGCGCCGACACGGTCGGCGAGCCCCAGCGCCTGCGCGCGCCCGAGCCGCAAGATCTCCTGCGGATCTCGCCGGCGCGCCATCAGGGCTCGATGATGAGCGCGACCGGACCGCTGCTGTCGGGCGCCGGAGGCACTTGCACGGGCTCGGCGGACGCCGGCGGGGCCATGGGGGGATCGACGCCGAGAAGGGCGTCCTCGGCGCGCCCAGCGGCCGCCGCGATGTCGGCCTTCGCGTTCTCGACGGCGATGCGCTCGTCCGCCCTGTTCTTCGCCGCGTACGCGGCGAGCGTGAGCAGCCCGTCCTCGCCGGGGAGCGGCGGGAGGTTGAGCATGCCGCGCGCCTCGTTCACCGTGACCACGTCTGCGCCCGGGTGACCCTTCCGCGGTAGCGCGTCGGCCGGGAGCTCGTCGATCGCGTCGACCTTGAGGCCAGCGCCGCCCTTCCCCTTGCCGCTTCCGAATCCGCCCTCGGCCGGCTGTCCGAACATCTGGTTCTGCTCTTCCGCCTTGGCCTTCTTCTCCCGCTGGATGCGCTCCCAGTCCGCGCGCGGATCGATCCGCACTGTGCGCGACGCGAGGTCGGCCGCCGACTCCTGCGAGAGCAGCATCGACGACGAGAACTGCACGAGCGTCGTTGCCGCCTGCTGCTGGTCTTGCGCTGTCGGGAGGAAGTAGTCGCCCCAGTCGAACGTCAGCAGATCGCTCTCGCCCGGCACCAGGTCGACGATCTCCGTCTGATGCTCGCCCGTCTCGACGCCCATCGCGTCGAGCACAGGCGTCGTGCGAACCGTCGGAGGCAGCGACAGGAAGAACCGCCGCTCCGTCTCGTTGCCGGCGTCGTCGATCATGATCTCGACGTCGTTGAAGATGCGGCGCGCCGACCGCACCATCTGCTGCAACAGCGCGCGCAGCCCCGACTCGTACTGCTCTCGAAGGATGTCGGCCTTGCCGAGCATCGGCGCGTACACGACCTTCAGCGCGACCGAGCTCGTGCCCGCCGCGCCGATCTGGTTCGGGTCGGGCACGATGCACTGCGCGGTTTCCAGCGCACCCTCGCGCATCTTGGTGAACAGCTGCGTCCCGACCTGCACGCTGGACCCCTGGAGTTCCATGTAGTGCGCGTCGCCGGACAGGCCGACGAGCAGCGCGTTGTCGGTGCCCTTCTGGATCCCTGTCCTCGCGACGATGTCCGGGTCGAGCTTCAGGATGAGCGTCGGGTCGAGGTTCAGCGTCGTCCCTCGAACGAGCGTGCTGTGCAGCATGTCGAGCGAGTCGAACGTCTCGTACAGGCCCTCGTAGTCGGTTGACCCGTCCGTCTCCTCCGGCGAGTCGGCCGGGAGGTTCTGGATCCACACGAAGTGCGTGAAGCCGTCGCCGTGCTCGTGCGTGTTCGCCTCGTCGATCTGCCACTCCGGGTCGACGCCCGCCGCGAACAGCTGCTCGTGGAACGCGACGTCCGCCGTCGGCGTCCAGTCGCGCCGGAACCAATACCAGTTTCGGATGAACTTCTGCTTCACCCCGTCCCACTCGTCGCGCGGGAACTTGTAGATCTCCATCACGTGCTCGGGGATCATCCGCTCGCGATCCGCCCACGTGTGCACGTACAGGTGCTTCGGGTTGTGCACCTGCACCAGCGGCAGGCCGTTGTGGAAGCGCCACGACAGGCCGACGGTGCCCGTCGAGCCGCCCGTCGTGCGCGCCCGGATCATCAGCGCCTTCAGGCCGCTCGCGTCGATGAGCGCGCGCACGAACGACTCGGTGCTCGGATCGTCAGGACAGCGCACCGTCGGCCAGCGCTGGTGGCCGAAGACCAGGTTCGTGAACGCGTCGGTGATCGTGCGCGCGAGCCGGTACGGCGCGTTCGGCCGACGGGTGCGGAGCGGGACGTACCAGTTCGCCGGCTGGCTCGCGAGGTTCGGCTGTCCGAGCATCGGGTTGCCCGTCTGGATGGGGCGCCCGTCGAAGTCGAACTGCTTCCAGTCGTGCTGCGTGCACGTGTAGTAACTCTGCTTTCGATCGAGGATTCGGTACCGATCGCTTTCGAGAATGAGACGCGCTCGAAACGAGGGACCGAGCGTCGTCCCATCGACGCCGAAGCTCGACGGCAGGGCGATGCCGTTACCTCGGCCGAAAGGGATCACTTGCGCGGACGGCATGCGCCGAGCTTAGCCCGACCGTCGCGCGCCGCGCATCCTGTCGGCCGCTGAGCCCGTCAGGACGGGCCGTTCAACCTCGACGCGCTCTACCCTCGCGGGGCGGTGCTGAAGCGCCCGCGACGCCGGCGTGTGAGGGTCTTGCGCCGGCACCGGCCACGCGTGCGACTCGTCGATGACTGACGGCTCGATCGGGCGCTCATCGTGCGCGCCGCCCGACGTTGCGATCGCCGTCGCGACGTCGGACACGATCGCCTTGGCGAACGTCGCGACGTCGCGGATCCGTCCGAGCACGCTCATCGTCGCGCCCTGATCGCGCCGACGTTCTCGGCGAGCACAGCGACCTGCGCCGGCGCGACGTTGATTCGATCTTCGCCGCCGTCGGGGCGACGGACGACGATGATGACGCCGACGCCCATCGTCTCGGCCGCCTTCAACGACTCCAGCAAGTGATCGAGCGCGTCGATCGCAAGGCACATCATGCGCGCGACGCCATCGTCCGAGATCACCTGCACGACGTCGCACGCGTCGGCCGCCGAGCGCGTCACGACGACGAGCTGCTGTTTCGTGCACGACGTGATGAGCGCGGCCGCGATCAACAGCGCGACAGCGAATCGAAAAGCTCGTGTCATCCGAGGTACTCCCACTCGATGGCCGCGTAGGCCGGTTGGCTCCCGTCGATCGTCGGTGTTCCGCCGTCCGCTCTCCACCACAACTCGAACTCGTCGAGCGTCGAGTCGACCTCGACGATCCCGTCCATCTGCAACGTGTGCCGGTCGCCCAGCGTGATCGTCACGATGTTCGTGACCTCGATGACGCGGTTGCTGTTGCGATCCAGCAGCGACGCCTGCACCTCCGTCACCGTCGGCAGCGCGTCGTTCTTCAGCCGGAGACGCGCGGTGAAGCGCCAGAAGCCGCCCAGGCCGGGCTTCATCGTCTGGCCGGCCGACACACGGAAGTCGGGCACGAACGCCGGCAGCGTCTCGCGCTTCAACGCAACGACCTCGTCGACGCCCGCCACCGCGAGCGTCGCTGTCACAGGAAAGAAGATCGCGACGAGGCTCATCCGACAGCCCACGCGCGCGCGCCAACGATCGGCACGAAGTCGGACGTGAACGGCAGAACGCGCGGCACAGATCCGGCGTTGATGATGCGCGCGCGCCTGAACATCGGAGGCACCTCGAACTCGTAGATCAGGTGCTGGATCTGGTCTGTCCCGACCGTGCCGGGCGACGAGAAGATCGGGTCGACCGCGAGCTCGTAGACGTACGCGGTTCCAGGGTCCGTCAGCTTCAGCCGGCTGAACACGGTTCCCGGCTTCGGGACTGCGATCCCCAGCGACAGCTGCGACGACGAGCGGTACGGGGGCTCCTGCCCCGCCGACGAGTCGCTCAACCCGAGCGCGATGATCGGTAGCTTGTCGGTCACCAGCAGCTGCGTCACACCGCTGACCGGGTGCTGCACCGTCGCGTCCACAACGATCCTCCGAGTCCCCGCTGGGATGTCGAAGAAGTTGGAAGTGATGTTACTCGTGTCGTCTTGCGTCGGCGGCAGCGAGCACGACCGCAACGGGCCCGCCGCCGCTGTCTGGTCGCGGTCCATGATCGGCAGGCCGATGTTGTTGATGCTGCCGCCCGCGCCGTAGCTCGCCACGCGCGCGCGCCCCGCGTTCGGCCCCACCGTCGCGTCGCGCAGACGAATCCGCGAGCCGTCGACCACGTACGCGAAGTCGGTCGGCTTGCCGGCCGCGAGCCCGAAGATCGCATTGATGTCGACCACGCACTGCGCGACGGTCGCGCCCGTCATCGCCACAGGTACACCAACCTGCGCCGTCGACCCGCGCGTCAGCACGACGATCTCGCCGCCGGCAAGCGAGCCGAAGTCGGCGCGCTCGCCGTCCAGGTAGACGCCCGGCGACTGCGGACCGCCCTGACGCACGTCGGCCCACTCGAACGTGAACGGCCCGGAGAGAACCTGTTCACCCTGCCTGAAGATCGTTGCCATGCTTGTCCTCTCTCACCTCGACACGACGACTCGGATGCCCTCGGGGCCCGGCGTCGCCGCCGCCAGATACGCCTCGACGGAGTCGAGCCTCACTTCGAGCACATCGCCCGGCGCGTAGATGTTGGCCCCAGGTGCGAACACAGCGCTCGTGTTCGAGGCGTAGTCGCCGGCGCCGAAGATCACGGTCGGTCGGTTGCCTGGCGCGAGGAAGATCGACGCGCCGTTCTTGAGCACGTCGATCACGGTGCTGCTCCCGCTCCCCGCTGTTCGGCGGAAGAGCTCGACCGACGACACCGTGAAGCCGGTCGTGCACCTGTACGGCGGATCGAAGAAGCCAGGTGTCACCGCGCCCGAGTAGACGCCCGACAAGGCGAAGTGCAGGTCGCCCGCGCCAGCGGGGACAACGGGCGGAGGAAGCCGAAGCCATCGGCCCGGGTCGACGGGAGCGATGTCGTTCGGCTTGATCACGTTCACGCCGTCGTCGGCGACGACCGACGCGCTGTCCCACGCGAAGGTGCCAGCGCCCGCCGCGAGCGACGCTTGCATCGCGTCCGCGAAGAGCGCCGACGGCAAGACCGCTCGGAGATCGACCGCCACCGCGAGCCCGAGGATCGTCGGACGGGCAACGGCACCCGCGGGCAGGGAGAGGAAGGTCACGCGGCGAGCCTACCACCGGCCCCACGCGCCCCGCCAAGCGACCCGCCGCGCGCCCGCCGCCCGACCATGCGCCCCGCCGATGAAAGGCCCGCTACGGGCCCGAGAGGGCCGCGTACGCCCGGACCAGGATCTCGTGGAAGAGCGGCTCGAAGAGAGCACCCTCCGGGAAGAGGATCCCTGCCGTCATCGGCTGGATGTCGGCCGGCCGCCGCCCGTGCCACACGAGCGCGCGCGGGACGATGTTGAGCGTCGTGTACTCGACGTCGACACGGAAGTTCGGGGCGAGCGCGACGCAGGCGGAGAACAGCTGGCTTGAGGTCACCCGCCGAGACTACCTCGACTGACTCGCCGCGAACCACGTCACGCGCGCGCCGCCGACCTGCCCGTACAGCTGCAGCGCGAGCATCACGTCGCCGGTCAAAGCCATGCGACCTCGGCCGCGCAACGTCCAGCCGCCTTCCTCGTCTGCGTCGCCGAGGTGCGCCAGCTGCACAGCGCTCGTCTCGGGAGCGATGCCGACCGGCATGGCGCCGATCTGGGACGTGTCGGTCGCGAAGCGCAGCGAGCCCGTCACGTTGGCGCGGTCGACGCCTTCGTCCATCTGCAGGCGCGCGACCCACTCGATCACCGGGTACTTCATGCTCGCGTGCAGCACGAGCGGGCAGCCCCGCGCGCCGGCGATCGACTCGTACCGCCAGCCGCGCCCGTAGCTCCGCTTCGCCCAGCCCGAGATCCCGCTCCGCCGGATGAGATCGATCTCCAACGGCAGCAGCACCACGCCTTCTGCGACAGCGACCTGGATCGCATTCCCGCTCAGGATTTCGCCTTCGAGCAACCCACCTTTTCGTGCGTCGTACACAACGACCGCGTTCGCGCTGTTCATCAGGGACACCTCCGGCGCCGACGCTACCGCGCGAGCAGCGACGCCGCCAAGCCGAGCGTCTGCCCTCCACCGCGCCGAGCGCCGGCCGAGAACCCGAGCTGCCGCGCGAGCTCGACGCCAAGCCACGACGCCATCAGCACGTCGCCCGGGTGCTTCTCGGGTCGGTAATACAGGCACTCCTCGATCCACTTCGCGACGCCCGGTGCAACAGCGCCGGTCGACGAGCACGGGATGATCCACGCGCCGTTCATCATCTCGATGAACAGCCCTTCCAGACCGTACTCGGGATGAGCCTTGCCGCGCCCGGTCGTGTGCGCCTTCACAGGGACGCTGGCGTTCTTCGCGAGCACGAACTGCCGGATGTAGTCCTGCGCGTTGTGGACGACGTAGTCGTCGACCGTGAACGACTCGTCCTCGTCCACAACAAGATTGAAGACCGGCCCGTTGTACTCCTCGAACGGGCCACCGGGCGTCGGCCCGACAACGCGCGCCCACGCATGCTCGCCGTCGAGCACAACGGATGCGTTCGACCGCCTGCCCGTCCAAGGGATCGACGGCCAGTGTGCGCGCTCGACCGCCGACTTCATTTCCTGCCGAAGCACCGACGAATCCTCGGTGGGGAGCGCGATCGTGAAGATGGACCGCCGGTTCAACGTGCGCCCCGCGATCACAGACGGTCTCGACTCGCTCTTGCCCAGCGTCGCCCGGTAGCCCGACTCCAGAAGCGCCGTCCGCGCAAAGAGCATCCAGTCACGGGAGATGCTTGCACCGGACAGGAACGGGCGCGGCCACTCCGTCTTCGCGTTGTTCGTGCGCACGCACCCGTCCCCCATGAGCCACCCGCGAACCATTGCGAGCCGCACAACAAGCGGCCAGCCGTACCATTCGATCGGAGGTCGCTTCTTTTCGCTCTTTCCAAATCTCTTGAACAAGCGCGCGAGCGCTGTGTCGCTCACCCGAACGCGCAGCGTTCCGTCGCCAAGCGTCCTGCCGATCGCCCCGTTCGACAGCCTCCGCAGGATCCGCGTGACGAACGCCGCCAAGTGCTCCTCATGCCGCGCGAACGTGAAGAAGACCTGGCGCTTGGTCGCGTGTCCTTCCGCCATGAACAACCCAATCGCGAGCGCGAGCTCTTCGTCGACGTCGAACGCGCGATCACCAACAACGAGCCGAGCCTCCTCTTTGTCCCATCGAGGAATTGCGATCGCCGCGTACGCCTGCTTCTCGGGGAACCCGATCGACACCCACGTCGGATCCCCGATCGGCCGATGCTCTCCACCGGCGCGCCCTGGCGCGCGTCCCGCCTCCCGCAGCCAGAACCAGTGATTCGGCGTTGTCTTCACAGGAAGGCTTCCTCGCGCGCGCGCTTCGCACGCGATGCGCGCCGTTCCGTCTGTACGCTCGATCACGCGGCGCCAGCGCGCGCGGTGCGTCCACACCTCATCGCCTGCCTCAACCGATTCGATCGGAACGTACCCTCGCTTCGTCAGCACTGGCGTGCCCGGCACAAAGCAAGCGTTGTTCTCGACCATCACAAGCGACTTGTACTTCTGGCTCTTGTCGATGAGCTTGCTCACGATGGTCGGCGCGTCGTACTGCCCGAACTCGACGTCCAAGATCCGACGACGCCCGTCCTCCAGCTGCTCGAACGTGAAGTACGCGGTGAAGTCGTACTGGGCCCCCTTGCCGACAGCCAAGTCGACACCCGTGATCGTGAGCCCGCTCCCCGCGTAGGACGCGGCGACCGTTGTCCCGACGCCGTTCGCCTTGCAGCGCTCGATCCATTCGATCTTGCACTTGGCTGTTTCCTCGCTGCGGCAGACGCACATGTACAGCGAGTTGAACCGCTGGATCTCGTGACCTGATCCCTCCCTGAGCTCGCGGATCGTTTCCCAGCTGTACCGGTCCGGCCAGAGCGGCTGCGTCTCGGCGATCACGAGCCCGAGATCATTCTGAAGCTCCAGGTGCGCCGTCAGTCGGTAGATCTCGCCCGGGCGCGCGCTCCCGACGATCTCGTCGCTGTCCCACGTCCCGTGACAACCCATGCAGTCGTCGCCGCAGTTCGCGATCACGATGTTCCCCTCGACGTCCATCGTCAGCGTCGGCCACCCCGCAGCCTCCAGCTTGTACGTCAGGTCGTCCGGGTGCCAGGGCGTGTTGCACACGACGATGCGCCCGCCGTCCGGGTCGATGCGCGACAGCACGCTCGTGTCGAACCACTCGTAGACCTTCTCGCGGCTCGCCTTCGTCGCCGTGTTCTCGCGGTTCAAGATGTCGTCGATGACGATCCAGTTCAGGCGCGAGCCGTCGATCGCGCCGTCGAGCCCGACAGCGCGCAGCGACGCGTCGCGGATGCCCGCCGGCCGATCGACCGTGATCGACTCCTGCGACCAGGTGTCCGTCTTGCGGATCGACTTCCGCAGCTTCGGGAAGACCAGCCGGAGCTCGTGCGACGACTCGATGTAGTCGCGCACCATCGACACCGGCTTCATCGCCTGGTTCTGTGTCGCCGAGACGATCGCCCCGCGCGACGTCTGGTCTGTCCCGAGCAGGAACATCGTCTGCGCTGTCACGAGGAACGTCTTCGACGTGCCGACCGGCAGCCGAAGGACGCAGCGCGGGTGCGCCTCGATGAAGTCGAACACCAGCCGCTGATGCGGCGCGCACGTCAGCTGCGCGTTCGTCTTCTCGTGCCGGAGCACGAAGTTGAAGAAGTCGCGCGCGCGCCGGCGCGCCAGGTCGGCGCCTTCCATCAGCGCCGCGACCAGGAGCTCCTGCTCGGCGATCGCCTCCTCGTCCACCCCGACGCCCGCGATGACGTCGCGGTACGTCTCGCCCTTCATGCCTGCCGCCATGCCGCGCAGGGTGCCACGGGCGGCCCCGCGCGCGCCAACGGCGCCCCTTGCCGCCCCCCGCCCCCGAAAGGGCCGCCACGGGCCGCCTAGGGCGGCAGACGGACGGGGCGCGCGTCGTTGGTCCGCCGCTCGCCCTGCAGGCAGCTGTCGATCGACAAGATCCACGACACGAGCGTCACGACGAACAGCGCAGCCAGCACGAGGTGAAACAGGGTCTCGGTGATCGTCCTGTTCTCGTCGCGCTCCCGCCGGCTCACGTCGCCTCCTGCGCGCCGCCCTGCTGCAGCGCTGCCCGCACCGTCTTCGTCCACCAGCGCCCCCCGCGGCCGCCCTTCACGCCCTCGGCGTTCAGCTTGTCGGCGATCTGCCGCAGGCTCAGGCCGTCCGCCTTCAGCGTCGCGATCCGCTTCACCGCGTCGGGTGCCGTCTGCGACATCGGGGGCGCGCCGAGGCGCGTTCCCCTCGACCGCACGTGCGCCAGCGCGTCGCGCGTGCGCTCGCTCACCAGGTCAGCCTCCAGCTGGCTCCAGACGCCGATCATCCCGAGCATCGCGCGCCCCATCGGCGTCGACGTGTCGAACGGCTCGCTCGCCGAGACGAGCGGGAGCGGCGTCGCCTTGCCCGGATCGATCATCTGCCACAGCACGCGCTGCGACCGCGCGACGCGGCTCACCGAGTAGGCCACCAGGACGGCCGGCACGTCGCGCTGCAGGTGCGCGCGCACCTCGGCGATGGCCGTCGCGAGGCCCGGCCGCCTCGCCACCTCAGAACGCCCGGAGCGGCCCTCGTCGCGGTAGACGCTCGTGACCTCGAACTCGCGCAGCGCGCAGATCGCCCGGCACTTCGCCTCCTGTGCGTCGAGACCGATGCCGTCGCGCGCCTGCTCGACCGTCGAGACGCGGAGGTAGATGATCGCCTTCACTGCTCGGCCTCCATGTACCCGATGACCGCTTCGTCGAGATCGAGCGCGACCTCGTTGACGTCGGTGCGCGCCATCGTGCAGACCCAGCAGCCGTCCATGATGTTGCCGTGGACGTCCGTCACGTCGGCCGACCGCGTGAGGGTGCGCACCGCTTCGAGATCTTCCGCGTCAGCGGGCCCCATCTGGCTCCCGTTCATGGACGTACCACGCCCCCACACGATGAGCGTCCCTCGCTTTGCTTCAGCCATGTTCGTCTCCCTGTTCTCGCGCACGCTTGCGCGCCGGGGCGCCCCTCCGAAGAGAGACGCCCGAGCTCGCCAGCCTACGACGCGAACCGTCGACCCTTGTGCTCTCGCCACGAGCCCGACTCGATGCGCGGCCGACCGCGCTGCTCTGCCCTGCTCTGCGTGTACGTCTGCGCCCGGAGCTTGCGCTCGCCGCACAGCACAGCGACCTTAACCCGTGTGTACAGGCCGAACTTGACGCCTTCGAGGCGATCGAGCGCCGCGAGCTCGGCGTCCGTCACCCTGTAGAGCTCGCCGTCGACGAGGTCGTCGGTACCCGTCAGCACCAGCGCCGGGAACGAGCCGAGGTCGAACAGCTGCCCCATCGTCACAGCGGCGCCGACGCGCTCCGCGTCGACGAGTAGCCGATGGTTCGCCTCCCCGCGCATGAGAGTCCCGTACACGAACACGAACGTCTTTTTCATGGTCTGTCTCCCTTCTCAGAACGGTGCTGCGTCAGCGCCCGCTTCCGCGGCCGCGAGAACAGGCTCGGCCGACAGGCCGTGCCGAAGCCGTCCTTCGAGGACGGCTGCGAAGTAGCGGTACGACGGCGCGCCGGGAACCGGGCGCGCGTGCTGATAGATCCAGCAGCGGAACGTGTGCTTCGCGCCGCGCACCTGCACAGCGACGCGCCGGTAGACGAACGGCACACCCTCGAACGCGTCGAGCCGCGCGAGGTCGTCGGCCGACACGCGGTAGATGACGCCCTCAACCGAGTCGCCCTTGCAGCGCTCGGCCGTCGCGACCGCACCGCCCCACGTCCGGCTGAAGCCGACGAACGCGAGCGTGTGGCCAGGCAGGCGCCCGACCTCGATCACCTTCGCGCTCGGGCAGCGCGCGCGCATCTGCTCCTCGCGCAGGTTCGACCCGAACGCGAAGACCAGCGTGCCCTCGCCGGTGTGCAGCGTGCCCGGCTCGACCAGGCGACGACGGGTGCTCACGCCCACATCCTTCGCGCCGCCATGGAGCCCTCGCAGGTGCAGGGGACGCCCGAGGTCAGGGTCGGGGGAACGTAGCGGATGCGGATGGTCTTGATCATGGGGGGCTCCTTCGGGGCCGCTTGGGGCCCGCATCGAGAACATAATGCTTAGGTGTTCGGTGCGCAACGACCAAATGCAAGCCGAAGGAAAAAAAAACCGACGGGGCTGCCGGGCCGGCGTTCCGGGCTCCCCCGTTTGTCGGGCTCGGGCTCCCCCGTTTGTCGCCGCGTGAACCATTCTCGGCACCTCGTCGCCCGCTCCGCGCCCGCCCGTGCGGTTTTTTTCATCCGGTGTTTCCCGGCCTTTTCAGCAAATCGACACGGCCTCGTTCTTTTCTGGTTGCGCACCAAAGACCAAAGACTTAAGTTCTCTCTTGCCGGGACCAAGCGCCCGCCAAGGAGACCCCCGATGAACACCACCACGAACACCGCCGCGTCCGAGACCACCACCGAGACGACGATCACCGCCACCGAGACCGCCACCGAGTCGACCGCCGCCGCCGCGCGCTTCGACCTCCGCGCCGCCTGCGAGGACGTCACCTTCGGCGTCGAGATCGAGACCTCCGGCGTCAGCAAGGAGACGGTCGCCCTCCGCCTCGCCGCGAAGTTCGGCTGGGCCGCGTCGGTGTTCGATCACCAGGCGCGCGGCTACCGCATCACCATGGCCGACGGCCGCTCCTGGCTGGCGGTTCACGACGGCTCGATCCGCGGCTACGAGAACGCCGAGGTCGTCACGCCCATCCTGAAGGGCGACGCCGACCTGCAGCTCCTGCAGGAGGTCGTCCGCGAGCTCCGCGCCATCGGCTGCAAGTCGAGCGCCGAGCTCGGCTGCGGAATCCACGTCCACGTCGGCGTCGCCGGCCTCGGCATCCCGGCCATCGGCCGCCTCGCCAAGGTCGTCGCCAAGGCCGACGCGTACATCCGCCGCGCCGTCGGCGTCTCCGAGACGCGCGCCCGCTGGTGCGCTCCCCTCGGCGCTGGCGAGAGCGGCGAGATCTCCCCCGACCTCCTCGGCCGCGCGCGCAGCGCCTCCGAGCTCGCCGCCGCCTGGTACGGCGCCGGCACCAACGTCGACCACGCCTCCACCTGGCACTACCACCCGAGCCGCTACCGCGGCCTCAACCTCCACTCGTTCTTCTACCGCCCCAACGGCGGCGCTGCGCGCGGCACCGCCGAGTTCCGCTACTTCGACGGCACCCTGCACGCCGGCGAAGTCAAGAGCTACGTCCAGCTCTGCCTCGGCCTCGTCTGCTACGCGGCGCGCGCCAAGACGGCATCCTCCAAGCCGATGGCCATGACGCACGGCCGCGGGCAGCTGGCCACGTGGCGGCAGTTCATGCTGACGCTCGGCTTGGTCGGCGACCACTACAAGACGGCGCGCACCCTCCTGTCGGCGCGGTTCCCTCAGGAAGTGCGCCGCGCGGTGGTTGCGCCCGTGGCCTCCTCCACGGCCTCCGCCGAGTGAGCGGCGGGGGAACGCCCCGCCTTCCCCCTTCGGCCCCGTCTCGGCGCCTCCCCGGCCCGACGCGGGGCCTTCCTGCTTTCCGCGTTCAGCCCACGGCCAGGCCGTAGCCGGCGTCCGCGCACACCGCGCCGTCGACCGGGCGCGAGACCGGCCAGAGACACCAGGCAGGCGGCGTCCACCGACCATCCCGCCACACGGCGACGGGCAAGTACGGCGGACCGCCGGTCGCGTCCGTCAGGCAGCGAGCAGGCCGCAGCAGACGGTCGAAGGCCGGGCACCAGGCCGACGAGTCGCGCCAGGGTACGTGGCAGACGTCGGGCAGGAAGTGCCACGCCGGCAACGGCTCCGCGCACGTCACCACCGACACCCCGCGTCGACTCGCCCGCATCGCTTGTCCTCGACGTTCCACAGACCGCC